CTGACGTTAAGGCTTTGCTCTTCGTAACCGGCGGCGGTGTTTTCTAAGCCGATCTGGTCAGGGGGTATAGAGCCAAAGTCGACACCCTTCATCGCGGTGGCGGGGTCTTCGACCCATATGATCTCGCCGTCGCGCCCCTCTTCCAGTGTGTCGCCCAGGTCTTGGTTGGCTTCGCGCTCACGGCGGCTGGCAAGGACGATGCGCTGGAAACGCTTGAGCAGGTCAGCACGCCTTGACACGGACTCGACGATCAACGATTGCGTGTCCTCGACATACGCCATCGGCGGTTGACCGAAAAAACTATGCTCGGTCTGATCGAACTTCATCGCGTAGTACGGAAAGCCGCCGTCGACGAGGTAACCGCCCGACGGCTCAAACTCACCCGTCATCATAGGTTCGCCGGTAAACGGGTCGGGTTGCGTCACCGCCTCCATCGCCAGCATCGGGTGGTCGACTTCTTCTATGGGCTCTTTGACGCCGTCGGCAAAGGTGATGCGCTTTTTGTGGATGCGGTCGTGGACCTCGTACAAACAGACAATCTTACCGCGCTCTTTGGAGGCGGTGATGGCGTCGGCCTCGTCGGCGTGGGCCGCGTCCTCGAAGTCGTACATCATGCCCTCGCCAGCAGCGTCTTCTGACATCGGTTGTATCTGGCGTCGGTTGACAAAACGCTGGTCTTCTTTAACGAACTCCAGCGGCACCAAGATTTTTTCGATGATGAACCTGGCGTGCGACAGCTTGTGGGGGGGTGTTAAGGGGTCAAGATAGATGTTAAACGGACTCACCCGTTGGCAGTATGGAAAGTCGTTCTCCATCGAGTCGTTGACGGTGTACGGTGCCTCGATGTCCTCGTCGCCAGGGGGGTTGTAGCCAAACTTGAGCCACCCTACACTACAGAAAAGGGCGTCGAAGATGCACTGCTGGACGTCGGACTTAGCGTCCATCTGTTCCAGTGCCGCGTTGGCAACGCGCTCCAATATCTCGGACGCAAACTCACGTTGCGGCTCATCGACTTTGAAGTATACGTGGGGGTAGTTGAAGCTCACGGACGCAATGATCTGACGGGCGAGGGGGTACATCCGCGAGATCTTGACGATCTTATCGTCGCCAAGCCCAGGCACGTCGAAGTCAAGGTCGTACGTCTTCAGCAGACGACGCCACAACTTATGGCGGTCGCGCATGTACTTACGGCCGTTTTCTATCGAACCTTGCCAAAAATCGATCTGGGCTTGTTTCACAATGACCTAGCGGTGAGAGTGGGTACGGGCTGCAACCCGTCGCGCTTACTTCTTTTTCGGACTACGCCTCTTAGTGTTGCTCACCTTGCGACCGGTCGCCTTCGCTGCCTTCTTAGCGGCGGCGCGACCAGACGGGGTGTAGGCGTAGTGCTTAGATCCTACCTTGGGCATTACTTACTTTTTCCAGCTTTGAGGTTGTCAGCACCGGCCGGACGAGGCTTGACGCGGGTCTTGTTGCCTTTGGGCTTAGACTTCGTCGAATGGGGCGTGCCGTTAAAACCTTTCATGGCGTTCTCGGTTCGTATGCCGTCGAAACGGTCGTTTTATGCGTAAGCGTAGCGGCCATTACGTCGGCCGGTTTGTGTTGCAAGCTGGTCAATCATCTCCTGGCCGGTGCCTTCGTACGGTTCCGGCTCAGTCACACGGTGCGGTGCGTATATCTTCGATATAGCGTAGCGCAACTCGTCGGCGGCGTGGTCCTCGGCCGTCGTATCGAGATCCTCTGGGTTTTTGGTCGAACGCGGCAGCGTCGGCATCGTCCGCATCAGCGCGTCGTTCCACCCGTTAAAGCAATAAAAACGCTCCTTGATCAACGCATCGTTAATCACTCGCCAGCCGGTGACGCGGTCGTTGTTGGCACGCGTCAGAAAAATGCCGTGGTCGGCGAAAACGTCGGCCGGTGAGTGGTTAATCACCTCACTCAAGCGCCGCTTCACGAACATCGATGGGTCTGCGTAAGTCGCCTGCGGATACCGGCCGCCGGTGAACGGGCAACTTTCGATCATCTGGGCAATAGCGCGTGCGTGCTGCGACGCCGTCGCGTTGCCTTGGTAATATTCGCATAGTCGGTAGACGTTGCTGTCGTAATCGACGGTATAGAGTCCATAGCTGGTCGGTGCCGCCTCGCCGTAGTCCATGCCGCCAAAAAGCGGCCAGTGGTCCGGTATCTCAAACGACGGTACCGCGATCTTTTTCGCGTCCCAGTTGGTAAAGTATTGACCGACAAAAGCGTTCCAATCGCCTTTCAGCCATGCGGCGATCAGTGCCTCGTCGCCAACGCCTTCCAACCGCTTGATATACCCTGGGTCGCGCTCCAATAAAATCTTGTTGTCGGTGACGAGGCTGCGGATATACATCCGCTTCATGCCGTCGTCGCCTTCAACAATCGACGACTCCGGCCCTGCGTCGATAAAGTATTTCTTGATGTTGCCGTGGTTGGCACCGCCAGGGTTGCCCGACGACCGTATGCGCTTATTCGGTATCGTCGCGGAACCTGTCCGCAAGCACGCCTTCAACTTGTGATAGGCTTTCATGTCGGTCCAACTTGTTAGCTCATCCCATCCAATCCAACTGTACTGCTGCCCTTGGAAATGGTCGGCGTCGGCTTCGTTTTCCAAGTGGCGCAGCTTCAAGACCGCGCCGTTAGCGAACTGCCATTGATGCGTCCCGACCTTGTATTCGGCGTCGGGGTAGGCGTCGCGGAAGATGATACGCGACCGGTCAATGATCTCATCCAACTCAGGGTAGGTGCGTCGTATCAAGACGCCCTTCCAATGCTCGCCGTAGGTATCGACATCGGCGAGGTAGTCACCCAACAAAAACTCCGACTTACCACCGCCACGTGCCCCACCGAAAAACAACTCATCGACAAACGAAGCGCGGATCGCCTTTTCCTGGGGTCCAGGCTGCGGTCGCCACGTCGTCACGTAACTGCTTCCTCAACCAAATTTGCGTCGGTCATCTGACGGTTCTGGGCGACCCACTCCTCATACGACTCCGCACGCGGCGGCAGGTTGATGCCCTTGATCTCGACGGTATGATCGACTTGTACGCGGTGATCGCCGACCTCTTCGCGTATCTCTTTGAGAACCTTCAACTTAAGGCTGATACGTTGGTCGTCGATCTTGTCGTAGAGCCGTTCTAGCGCCAAAACGCGGTTTTTTCTCCATGCCAACGGCACCTCGTCGAAGTCCTGGCGGTCGCGCTCCAACTGCTTTTGCAACTCCGCATCGAACTCAGGGTCTTTGCGCCAGCGGAACACCGTCGACTTCTCGACGCCGACCGTCTTAGCGATCTTGTCGTTGACGAGCTTGGGGTTCCAGCGGTCAAGGACGACCAGCTGCACCGCCTCCAACTGTCGATCCGTCAGCGCCATCAATAACTCCAGATCGTCGGCCGCTCGGCCGGAAAATCGTCTAAATGCGTAATCGTATCGAGGTGGATGAAGCGCCCCTCGCCGCTTTGCTTAACGCCGATGCCGGTAAAACCAGCGTCCATCGCCACCGAAACGACCTTATACGCCGTAGCGCCGCGACAGACCACGTCAAACGCCTGGCCCAGTGTATGAGAGCCGCCGCGCTCCTTCGATGCCTCGACCGGATGGTCCGGCGACCGGTAGGCGCTGGAGACCGGCAACGGCAACCCCACCGCACTACGCAGGCGCTGCAAGCAGTCCATCGACGTCGGGTCCAACCGGCACTCGCCGCTATGAGAGCAGATCATCTCACGTTGAGCGAAGTTAGGCCAGCGTTGCGACGGCCAGTTATCGGCGGTATACGACGTCATCATATACCAAAAATACCAATGTCAAATCTTAGCGAAAGTGAACAAACGGGTGATAGGTGCAAAAATTGCACACTTGACAAGTATCGAAAAAATCATTAAATTTCCAGGGCACGTCGCGAAAACGAAGCTACGTTAGTAGCTAAGTTTTCCAACGTTGTACACGTGGAGGCGTGGTACAACGTTGGTACAACGTCGGCAACGTTGTACATCATTGCTGACAATGACTGAATGTTGAAGGTAAGGAAGGACAACGGTACTAGCGTTGTACAACAACGACGCTAGCGACGGCAAACGTTGTACAACGACGAGCGTTGGAATTTTGAAGGTTGTCATGACTGATCCGTTGGAGGGCTTGGCTGCTGGTGGCAGTCAGGCCCTTCGTCGTACTACGTTGGCAACGTTGTACAACGGCAGACGGCGTCCAGCGTGAAAAAACTCAAAAAATATTACAGCACCAGGCGACGCACGCCGCCAGCCGGAGCGACGATCCGCATCGAGGGCCGCGTCGGGCAGGCGTTCAGACGGGGGCCACGTATGGGCGGGTATATACGGGTTCGATTCGGTTTTCGACGGCCCTGGTCGCTTCGCCTTAGATCGCGCCGATTTGCGCCAGAAATACGACGATCTGCGCCGTTTTGCGCCGTTTTTACGCTTGAAAATAAATGCACGATAATAGCCCTTTTAGCGCATTAACGCCGTCGACCGACCGATAAAGCGCCGACAAACAGCGCCGACCGACCGACCGACGACGACGGCCTATATAGGACCGTGCGCGAATTGATTATAGGCGATTGTATGCGATTGCATCGCTACATATCAGCGACGCCTATCACGCCGTCACGCCGTCACACACGCACACGCCGTCGGCTATCGTCGGCTGCCGCTGCCGTCGCTCGGTGCCCACCAAACACAAAAGCGCCGACGGCGTTAATATCGGCCGTCGGCGCCTGTCGTCGTCGTGCTGGACGCTAGGGGCGTATATACGTCCAGCACGCCTATCGCCGAATATACGCCCTTGTTTTTGCTTTAGTGTCTATCGTCGCCGACGTGACAATATACGCCGTTTCAACCTTGCCGACCGGCACGCCGTCAACGTCGTAAAAATACGGCCTATCCGGGTGTTTCACCGGGTTGTATGACACCTGCACATATCGGCTATCGTCGGCAAAGACGTCGCCGTCGACAGCGTCGACAATATCGGCAACGACGCCGTGCACGTCGGCAACTACTGACCTACACTTGCGTTCAACTATGCGCCGATGCCCTGCGGCGCTACAC